GGGAATGCATCAGAAATCTGTATATCTAACTTTATCATATCATTATTCATATTTTTCACTCTATTATCTAACGCCATTATTATTCCGTGCATACCAGAAACTTGACCAATCACAGATTCAAGAATATATTTTAGTATCAAAAAGATAAAAAATCCCATAACTATTGCAGCCGCTACAGGTAAACCAAAATCTACTAATATTTTAAAAAATAAGTCCATTAAAACTGAAAATCTCCTACTGGTACAACTATTGTAGTTACTGATCCGTCATCTGCTGTTACAGTAAGGGTGATAGTATCTGTTGTTGTATCTTTAATCCAATAAATTGATGCACCTTCGATAGTCGCAGTGCCACTTGTTGGACACGTAGTTGTTGATGCATCACAACTTGTACCAAACATATTATCAACTAATTGTTTAGATAAGTTTGCGTATATTCTAGATTCTACATTTGATATAAATTTATTGACTGTTTTATTTTTTTCTTTTCTCTCTTCGGCTGCAACTTTTGATTTATCATCATCAATCTTCTTTTGTTTTCTTTGTTGTTGCAGTTGATCCACAGATAAAACATGTTGAGAGTATCCATTCCCACTAAATGCAGGGTTATGAAACTCATGTACCATTTGTTCAGCGAACACTGAACTAGATAAAAATAAAAGTGTAAGTAAGATTTTCATACAATTATTTATCCTTCTTTTGTTTCTCGATCTCCCTAAGAGTCAATACTGTATTTAATTTTGATCTCAATCTAATTAAGTCATTGTCTAACATTCTTATTCTATCAATTAGTGCTATTAAAACTGTATTCATTTGTGCCAGTTTTACTTTAACTTGTGTTGTAATATATGTGTAAATAAAATATATAAACCAACCCATACCTATTGCAGCCAATGTTGCAAAACCATATCTATTTAATATTTCTACTATTTCCATTTTACTGTTAATTTATTCCTTTTTTGATTATATGTAGTATCGCAGAATCCCAGCAATCATGATAATTAAGACCCGTTGAATTTTCAAATCTTTTTACAAATATATCTTGTAATCCATAATCTTTATTATGCTCTGGCCAATTGGATTTCATTACATAAGTTGGTGGCATCAATTTAATCGTGCCTGTGAGTTCAATCATTTCTTGAACAAAATTTTGTTCACCCCCAACTATCCTAGTTGAGTCTGCCTCTTCATGTAGTGCATAATATTCTCTAAAATATTTAAAATGTTTATTATATAATTTTGGTATATATTTAAAATCGTGTGAATTAAACTTATAAAAAGTTCCACACATTCTGCATACATCACCATCTTTTTTCCACCATCTATCTACTGATAATAATGTTTTTTTATTTACATTATGTTGCACTATTTCAGTAGGATTTTTATTCCATATCATATCCAAATCGGACACAATTGTTTGATCAGTCCTACTTGCACCAATAAACTTTGGATCAAAAAACTGTAACTTTTTCCAATGTGTGTGAACTTGAACATCTTGCTCATCATAATTAATATTATTAATATAAGGAATATCTACAGGTTTATCAGTTAGTAAATGAAATTTTATATCATGACAATTATCACGAATAGGTTCTACAATGTTTTTAAGTAAATCATCAACCTTTTGATAGTGACATTCATCACCATATTTAACTATACAATAATGTATCAACTTTAAATACCTCAGCGTGTTTTACATGTACAAATGATCCTCGATATCTAGACATACTATCTATGCCAATAAAGTATTCGTCTGGCACATTATCATACAGTGATATTGCGTCTAGTTTCTTATATTTGTATCTTGTAATATCCACAAATAAGTTTGCTTCAAAACTTTTATATTTTTGACAGTAGGGATATGCATTCATATACCATACATCAAGTTGTTGTTTTCTTCTTAATGAATTACCTAATTCATGACAAAATCTGTGATCTTGATGCCAATCTTCAATCCAATGTGTAATTAGTAAATCATATGATTCTACGTCAACTTTCTTTTCTATCTCTGAAATGACTTTACTTGTCGGCGATTCATCTCTATGATTTAAATATATTGGATTATATCCTAGAATTTTTGATGATGGTGCAACACATTTTTTATGATTTACGTTTGAACATAAAATAATGTTATCTACTTTAGTTCCTTCATCTACAAACTTTGCAACTGTTCCACCACATGATATTTCTAAATCATCTGGGTGGGCAGATAATATTAACACTTTAGAATAATGATTCAAGATATAACTCCTCATTTAATATAGAATAGTTTTCAAACTTTCCTGTCAATAATACATGTGAATAAACCTTTTTGGGTGCATTTTTATTAATCATCTCTTCCCACCACTGTATTGGTTTAGTGGTACAATGAGCATTTTCTCCATTGGGCAGAACTGCCGTCGCAGGGTCGGTAGCGATTGCAAAGAAAACAAACTTATTCGCTCTTTCATAAATTTGTTCAATAACATCAGGTACTATATTTTCCGGTATATGTTCCATAACATCACAACAAAAAACACCATCATATTGTTTATTTGGTAGTTCAGAGTATTCTTCAATCGCAGGGTCATATAAGTCTGGCATCATTCCAAACTTTTCTGCAAGATTTATTCTATTATAGATTTTTGCTTTTCCACAACCAAAGTCTAATAGTGATTCGGATTTTGTATCATCAATCAAACCTTTAATTTGATTATAATAAGAAAGGATCATCTGGCCGTCGCCGTACTTTTCCTCTATTTTATGATATATCTTATATTGTTCTATTGTCACTTACTTAACCACCTTTTCACACTATCAATAGGATTACGTAATCCCTCGTAAGTATTATCTATAAACTTTATATGTTTGTCAAGAGTTTTTGTTAGATGATCTATTTTTTTTTCTAGATTATCTAGTCTCTTTTCTATTTTATCTAATTTTTCACTCATCATTTAAAACGTCATGCGTCCAATCTTCATATATTTTTACAAAATGTTCAGCATCAACAACAACTAAAGGTCTGTGATTATTTCTTTTCATGACTACAATAGGTTCATAGTCTTTAGAATTCTCTTTTGCTTGTTTATATGCTTCCCATACATTTAACTTTTCGACATTTTTACATTCAATGCTATATGGAAAATGATGTCTCGCAGATCTTGACATAATCAAGTCCTCACCACCTGCTCCCATACTTCTTGATTCTATATCTTCAGTGTGTATGTTTAGTTTTTCAATCAGTAAATCACGAAACCATTGTTGTAATCTACGACCTTTTGCTTTGGCCGACTGTGTTTTCATTCATCATATTCCTCTTCATATGCAACATATTCATCAGTTTCTTGTTGAGCACCGCAAAATGGGCAGTGCTCAATCACAAAGTAATCTGGGTCCATATCGTGCTTTAGTTCATATGTTGCTTCGCATTCTTCACACAATATCTTTTTTCTCATTATATAAATCCTAGTGCGTAAGCAATGCCCATTTCAATTCCCAACAATAACGAAAAACCTATAAGGGTAAAAGTTATTGCCATAGGCAAAAACATTACGTCTTTCCAAGTACGTTTTCTTGTACAACAATCACTCATTAGAATAAATTCCCTTGATTACTCACTTGTTCTTTTTTAGGTTCCTCTACTACACATGTTCCTTCATCGTGATCACAATTTACATGTGACTCTGGGTCATCGTATGCAACTTGCCAATCACCTGTCAAACCTGCAACTTCATATTCTGTTACTCTGTTTTCAAAAAAGTTTGTGTGATCAGCTGCATTTAAAATCCACTCTAACCATGGGATTGGATTTTCTTTTACTTTGAAGTTTGTTTTTAAACCAAGTTGTAATAGTCGTCTGTCTGCTATATATCTAATATATTGTTTTACATCTTCTTTAGATAATCCCTCAGGTTCACCCATGCCGTATGCAAGATCAATAAATTTATCTTCAAGTTCAACAACCTTTTTTGACATCTCATAAATTTCTTTTTTAAGTTGATTATCAACAATTGTTGCATTCTCAGCACAGAATGCTCTGAATAAGTGAGCGATACCTTCAACGTGCATTGATTCATCTCTTACTGACCATTCTACAATCTTACCAGAACCTTTCATCTTTCCGAATCTCTGAAAGTTTAACAACATTACAAATGATGCAAACAGTGAAATACCCTCGTTAAATACTGATTTAGCAAGTGCTAGAGCCATGCCTTTCTTTGTACTTACATTTGAGTTCATCATGAAATCAACTTTATCTGCCATCTCTTGATATTCTAAAAATGCATGAAACTCTTCATCAGGTAATCCAAGTGTTTCATTTAGTAACGCATATGCTCTTTGATGTATTCCCTCTCTAGACGCAAACGATCCTAACATATTTCTTATTTCATTGTTTTTAAATTTAGGAAGAAACTGATCATAATAATTTTGACCAACTGCAACGTCTGATTGTGTGAAAAGTCTTAGAACATGTGTGACATATTCTTTTTCAATATCTGTCATCTTTCCACCTTTCCAATCTGTTACGTCTTCAGATAAATCTACTTCGTCTTCAATCCAATGAACCTTTTCATGTTTTGTCACAAACTCTACAGCCCAAGGGTAATAAAATGGTTTGTATGTCTCACTAAATTTGTAAAGACCTCCACCTCTTTTTTTAAGAATCTTTTCAGAACTTTCTAGTAGTTGTGCATATCCACCTATTCTTTCACCATTAATAAATATTTGTGGAACAGATGTTAACTTATCCATTTTGTTCCCTAACTTTTCTTCAACATTGTTTACTCTTTGAATAAACTCCATTTGATCATCCTCATTAATTAATGAGTGTTCAACATAATCAATACCATGTTCTTTAAACCAATTTTTGGCATTTAAACAATAACCGCAATCTGGTTTCGAGTAGATTTGTACGTCCATTTTTTTCTCCTATGCTTGACAAGCCAGACATTCTTCTTCCTCTTTTTTAATGTCTGAATAGTCCTTTAATTTATCTAATACTACTTTTTGAGCGATATTCTCTGCACGTTTAGATACCTCTGTTCTTAAATAGTAAAGTCCTTTACATTCAGTCTCCCATGCTCTCATGTGTACTGACTGAACATATTTTTTTGATGCTCCTGCTGGAAAGAATAAATTAAGTGATTGACCTTGATCAAGATAAACTTGTCTTTGACCTCCAAGTTCAACCAATCTCATTTGATCTAATTCAACAGCAGTTTTAAATACTTCTTTTTGTTCATCATTTAAAAATTCTAGATGATCCACTGATCCGTTGTTTGTCACTATACCAGTCCAAACTTCAGGTGTGTTCATTTTATTTTCCATAAGTATTTTTTCAAGATACTTATTTTTTATCAGATGTGAACCTGCTCTTGTTCTATGTGTGTATGCGTTTGCTTTGTTAGGTTCAATTGATGGTGATGTTCCTACTATCATTGATGAATTAGCATTAGGTGCTATCGCAAGACAATGAGCATTTCGTCTGCCAGTTCCCTTCATATCAGGTGCCTCACCCTTTTCTTTTCCTAATATTAATGTTTGTGTGTCCGCTTCACTTCTCATCCATGAAAAAATTTCTTTATTAATACGACCCGATTGTTCAAATGGTATCATATGTTTTTGTAAATAAGAATGATATCCCATTGCACCAAGACCTAAACTTCTTTCTTGTGTAGCAGAATATCTAGCACGACTAATTTCATCACCTGCGTTATCGACAAAAAATTGTAATACATTATCTAGAAATGTTATTAAATCTCTTACAATTGTTGTGTCTTTGAACTCATCATACTTTTCTAAATTCAAAGATGATAAACAACAAACAGCAGTTCTTTCTTCATTAGTTGGTAAATGTATTTCATTACATAAGTTTGATCCGTGTATTTTCAAACCTTTTTCTTTAAGTGATTCTGGTAAGTATTTGTTTGCAGTATCAAGAAAGTTCACATAAGGTTCACCAGTTCTAAATCTAACTTCTAAAATTTGTTCCCATAATTTTCTTGCCTTAACTGTATCTCTAATAGTATTATCAGCAGGGTCTATAAGTTGCCAATCCATATCTTTTTTGACAGCGTTCATAAACTTGTCTGTCACATTTACTGCATTATGTAGATTCAAAGTCTTACGTCCAATATCACCAGTTGGAATACGTAAAGTTAGAAACTCCATAATGTCTGGGTGTGATACATCTATGTAAGCTGCATAACTTCCCTTTCTAGTCTTACCTTGTCTATAAGCAATCATGTCTGCATCTACAGTATGTAAGAAAGGTATTGGGCCTGGTGCAATTTCTGATACTGAACGAACATTAGACCAGTGACCGCCGACTCCACCACCTTTAACTGATAACCATCTTAACTCTGATGTATGATCAATCAATCCTTCAAGTGTGTCTGGCACATAAGTTAGAAAACAAGATATTGGTAATGCTTTTGCTTTCTTACCTGGCAAAGGTGCGTTTGATAGTACAGGTGATGCAAACATAAACCAACCTTGACTTGCGTAGTCATAAATTTTTTGTGCTAATTGTTTGTCGCCGTATGAGTAAGCGTTTGATGCTCTTGCAAGAGCGAATTGTGGAGAAGGTTCGTCTTTAAGACAGTAATAGTCCTTTAAAAGTTTCTGTGCTTGGTCTGTGAAGTTTTGATCTCGATCTGTATCAATTTTGACATTACAATACTGTTTTTTCATATGCCTCTCCTATAATCTTGCAATGCTTGTATATATGCAATTCCCTTTTTATACTCATCATCATTTTTTGGTTTCATCAATTCATTCTTTATAAGTTGATTTGGAATATATTTTATTTGATCTTTGTTCGGTAAATTTTTTATTGACAAAGACGCTGGACTATTCACTGGTTCAAACCAAACTCTAAAATCTTTATAATATTCCTCAATCTCTTTCAAATCAAAAGCATTTAAAATACTTACTGTACAATAAATTTGTAAAACATTATCTTTCATTGTAATCAAATTTTTTTCAAAGTCATTAACATTTATTGGATATCTTATGAATTTAAGTTTTTCACCAAAATGATCACAAGATACTCCTAACTTTAAATTTTTAAATTTTTTATCTATTGATTTCAATGACCAATCTTTATATGAAATGTGTGTCAAATTAGTGGTCATCTCTATCTCAATATTTTTTGCATCTTCAGATTTTATATCATCTAAAAATTGCCAAACTCTATCCAACAATACAGGTTCACCACCGAATATTCTTATTTGCCTTACTTTGTCAATATTATCTAATATATTTTGATTAAATATTTCAACATCTTTTGATGACACATTTTTTACCCACTCTCTCTCAAATTCATCTAAACCAAGATTGTTCCATGTGTCGATTAAACCTGCGTCTTTTAATTCTTGTCTTCGTGTTGATGAATCATATGGACGACACATATAACAACCAAGATTACAACGACTTCCAAAATTTTTTAATTTAGTGCTTACTTTTGTTACATCACCTGCATTGTAATCTGATTCTTCATTAAACTTTGTTCTATGACTGTATCCATTTATTTCTTCATCATTATAACATCCTTCACAACCATCAATTTTTTTACCATCAAACATGTCATCACGAATTTTTTCCATTTCCTTTGACAAAAAATATTCAAATGGTAACGTATTATCTGTAGTCATGTGTGAAATAGATTTGTTTACATTTGCATGACAACACAAACGATATCTATTTGCACTATCAGAATAAATCTCATCAAATGCTTTTACACAATAAGTCAAATTTTTTTCCACTCAATTAATTTTGTTTTTGCTAACAAACCACTAAAAGTGTTTTGCGCTATTATATCTTTAATTTGTCTTTCAGTTTTACCAGACAAAATCATTTCGTTTACGTCTTTTTGTTTTATTTCACTTGGCCATATAACAACTTGAAAATTTTCATCGATATACTTTTCAATTTGTTTTACGATTTCAAAGTTTCTTGGTTCATTATCGGGTACCAAAACAACATTATCTTTATAAACTCTTAGGTCAGACTGAGCAGTCGCAATACTATTATTAATAAACAAGCTATCAATAGGGCCTTCAAATACACAAACTGTTCTATCCCAATCAACTCTGTCAGTTCCGTATATTTTTTCTTGATTTTCGTCAATTTTGATCGTGATGTATTTAGGATTTTCATTTCCAAATGCCCTTCCTTGTATTGCAATTATTTCATTCTTTTCATTAAAAAAAGGTATTACTAATCTAGGATGATCACCGACTAGACTAGGAAACTTATTGTCAATAATTGTATTTACAAACTTATAAAAGTGTGGGGCATAGTAAAGTAAATAATGTTTATCTGAGGGTATCTTTCTATCTTCAACAAATTTTTTTACTGGGTGATCATGATCTAATTGTGAAACTTTTTTTAATCTACTTAATTTAGAATTAGAACTTCTCAACATGTTCTTAACAGTTGGGGATAACTCATTTGTATCTATGCGAATACCTCTAGCATTATCTTTTGGTATCTCTGCACGATATGATTCTGTCATGAATTCATTATACAAAGTCTCATTTACATGTCTGATTAGTTTGGGAACAGTTGTGCCAACACCACAGTTGTGACACTTATAGATAAGAGAATTTTCTTTTTGAAAAACATATCCTCTTGCTTTACTTTTACTTTTTTGAGAATCACCACAATAAGGACAACGAAAGTTATAGAGATTATTACTCTTCTTTTTAAATAGTCCTAATTGTGATGAAACCAAAAGTAAATACTTTTGTTCTAAATACATTGTATCATAATATATCAGGTGTTATCTGATTGTCAATCTAATTCTTTACATCTCTTAATTTTTTTTAATTTTTTATCATAAGTTATTGTTGGATTTATATGTGATTTATTATCAACATAATCTCTTGCCAATTTTTTGGCCTCTTCCTCACTGTCTGCGTTTATGACAATATGTCGCACACTCACTTTATGAGTTTCAACCTTATATCTGGTCATTAGATTATCCTACTATATTTTGATGTATTTGTCAAGAAATAGTAATACCGATATTCATTAACTTGTGAATAATGAATCCGATAACTATGGAACCACCAATTAATACCCATCTAAACTTGTCTAAGACGGCCACACGGCCCGATAATTCTGTCTTTAGATTATTTATTGCGTCTATTTGTTCTTTACTATTTTTAGTGATTCTATCGTGAAGTTCTTTGATTTCTTTGTTGAATTCCATTCGTCTGGCTTCAACTAAATTCTCTGCGTTGATTATTGCTTCTTCTTGGGAAGAGAGTTTTTCTTCATGCACTGCCAACATGCGGTTGATAGAGTTTGAAACGTCTGATATTTTTGAAATAGCATTATCGAGACGACCATGAATAAACTTCATTTCTTTTACGTCTTTCTTCAATAACTCTACATCTAATTGTATATCTGACAAAACTCTCTCCCCTTATTATTTATTATTTTTTAGAATAGATTGAGTATAATACCCAAACTGCTACTAATCCAACTAAGCCCTGAGCAGAAAAACCTGCTACAATGCTTTGTACATTTCCTATCACGTTAATATTTGGCCAGAACGGTATGCCCTGTCCGTTAAATAGAACTTCAAACACAATGCCAAGTGCAATTAAACTTACACCGACCTCTGCCAAAGCAGATGCCCAAGCTCTACATTTATTTAAGATTTCCATAATGGATCTCCTTTCTTATTGTAGTGATATGATGTAGAGAACTCCCCCTCGATTTATTGATTTGATTCAACAGGTTCGTAATATTCTTTGTACTTAACTAGAATTTTATTTTGAGTTAGTATATATCTTTTTATATCTTCCATATTTATTGCTAATACTTCATATGTATCAGTATCAAGTGCAAATAATGCCACTGATTTTCCCTCTTGTTCTAGATTAGTAAAAACTTCTGCAACATTTTCTCTTGTAATTACAATCCATTTAACAGGTTTTAAATCTAGTGGTTCTACCACTTCTAAATTTAATTTTGGTTTTTCAATTTCTTGTGTAATTACTTCTACTTGTTTCTCTGATTTAAATGTTGAACAACCAGAGAATATTAGTAATACAACTACCAACATCATGCATGTTACTACAACTCTCATCATCTTGTTGCCTCATTTAAATCATTCATAATTTTATTAGATCCCTTATTGATAATTTTTTCAATCAACCCTGGTTTCTCTACTGCAAGATAATTTAAGTCGTGTTTAGATAATTTATTCTGTAATATCTGTTTTGACTTATTAATCTGTACTATATCATCATTTAGTTGTTTATTGATAGAGATAATTTGTTCGTAATCTTGTTTCTGATTTTCGATAACTTCTTTTTGTGTCTCAATCGCACTTTCTAATTTTATTTGATTTGCTTTGAGAATTGCGTTGTCTGATCTTAACTTAAGCACATAAGCGCCAGCGCCAATTAATGTGGCGCTGACGACACCGATTAGTAATAGTCTTATTCCAAACATAAATGATTAGTCTTGTCGGATTATGGAAATAATACCCCATACGATAGCGACCCATGCCAATATATTGACAAATGGTCCACCTAAAACAACCAATAATCCAAATGCAATCAGACTAGCGCCTGACCATGAGGACATTTCTTTTACTCTGTTTTTTAACCAGTTCATTTTTATTTCTCCTCTAGTTTCATAA